CGATGTTCTGCCAGCCGTTGTGGAATTGGTTCTGCGAGGCGGCGTTTCTTGCCGGCCTGATCGACTCGCCGGATGTGCCGGTCGAGTGGTCGCCGCCGGTGTTCGAATATGTTGACCCGTACAAGGACGCGCTGACCGCGCTGATCGAGCTGCGCGCCGGCACGCGCTCGTACCCCGAGGTCATGGCCTCGCTCGGCCGCGACTGGAAGAAGGTGCTGCCCGAGATCAAAATGTGGCTCGATGCGCTCGACAAGGACAAGATCATCCTCGACTCCGACGCGCGTCACACCTCCGGCGCCGGCGTGCTGCAGGGCCTGATCGCCGCCCAGGCGAATGCGCCTGCCCAACTCAACAAGTGAGAGGTTTTTTCATGCCAGCCGAACAGCTGATCGAGCTTCCGCGCCTCATTCGTGACAGCGAAATTCGATCTGAGAGCTTCAATGCCGAAGCTTATACCGTCGACGTGATCTGGACGACCGGCGCGACCGTGCGCCGCGTCACATGGATGAACGGAACCTATGACGAGGAGCTGGTAGTCACCCCGCAGGCCGTGCGGCTCGATCGGCTCAACGCAGGTGCGCCGTTCCTGAATACGCACGCCGACTGGGATCTGTCTGACATCATCGGCTCGATCGTGCCCGGCTCGGCGAAAATCGAAAAGGGCCGCGGGATCGCAACGGTACAGCTCTCGCGCCGCGAAGACTGCGCCGGCATCGTGTTGGACATCAAGGACAAGGTGATCCGCAACCTCTCGGTCGGGTATCGCTACCACAAGATCGAGAAGACCGAAGGGCAGGAGGGCGACGTGCCGCTGTGGCGCGTGGTCGACTGGGAACCGATGGAGATCTCCGCGGTTCCGATTCCCGCCGACGTCGGCTCCCAGATCCGCGCCGCCGGCAAGGACGGCGTCGAGAAATTCCCCTTCATCCTGTCCGACGCGCTTGCCGCGGGCCCGGCGACCGCAGCCCAGGCGCGCATGCGCATGCGCGCGGCCGCGCTAGGCCTCACGAACTAGCCACTCACATTTCCGGACGCCTCGCCGCGGCGGGGCTGCTACCGCCCATGAACGAACGCCGCCTGGGCACGCGGCACTCGAACGGCCGCTCAAAAATTCTCAGGCGGGCCATTTAACCCAAGAGGAACCACGATGAAAAAGCACGCGCTCGTGCTGGTTGCTGCCACGCTCGTGGTGGCCAGCCTGCTTGTCTTCGGTGCGCCGAGCATCGCCGACGCTCACCCGCTCGCGACCCTGCTCGCCGACCCGTACGCGATCTTCACCGCGCCGGTGATCGCACTGCCGGCGCTCCGCACCGAACTCGATGGCCTCGTGACCCGCGCAGCCACGAAGTTTTCCGAGATCAAGGACGGCATGCCGGCCGAACAGCTTCGCGCGATCGAGGATGATCACAAGAAGTTGCTCGCGGATATCGAGAAGAAGCGTGCCGAGATCGTCGCGGCCGAAGCCGAAGAGAAGACGCGTGCGGCGGCCGCTGCCGCTGCCCCGGGCCAGGTTCCCGCCATCGATCCGGCCGTGATTGCGACTGCAGTTCGCGAAGCCGTCACTGCCGAGCGCACCCGCGTCGACGGCATCCGCGGCGTGGCGAAACGCTTCGGTCAGGTCGAACTCGGCGACGAGCATATCGGCAGGGGGACCAACCTCGGCGACTTCCGCAATGCCGTCATGGAGAAGCTCGCGGCCACCGATGGCGAGATCCGCATCCTGCCGCTGGTCGAGACCGGCGGCGGCCGTCAGGACGAAACGCAGACCCGCCGCGATGGCGCGGTCAACGCGCTGTTGCACCGTCACGATCCCCGGCAGCATCCGCTCACCGATGCGGGCCGCCAGTTCCGCGGCATGACGTTGCTCGAGATGGCGCGCGATTGCCTCGAGTCGTCCGGCGTCCGCACGCGTGGTATGGCGCGCGACGAAGTCGCGAAACGCGGCTTCCATTCGACCTCGGACTTCCCCTACGTGCTCGAGGCGGTCACCAACAAGACCCTGCGCAGCGCCTACGAGGCGTATCCCTCGACCTTCCGGCCGTTCTGCCGGCAGGTGAATGCCACCGATTTCAAGATGCAGAATCGCGTCCAGCTCGGCGAAGCGCCGCAGCTCGAGAAGGTGAACGAGCACGGCGAGTTCAAGCGCGGCACCATCAAGGAAGGCAAAGAGGCCTACAAGATCGACACCTACGGCAAGGTGGTGGCGATCACCCGGCAGGTCATCATCAACGACGACCTTGGGGCCTTCACCCGCATTCCGCAGATGTTCGGCATCGCGATCGGCACGCTCGAGAGCGACATCGTCTGGAGCATCATCACCACCAACGCCAACATGGCGGACGGTAACCCGCTGTTCCACGCGAACCATGGCAACCTGATCGCGGCCGGTGGCGGGGCGCCGTCGGTCACGACGGTGGGCGCAACCCGCACTCTGATGCGCAAGCAAAAGGGTCTCGACGGAAAGACCAAGATCAACCCGCGTCCGGCCTTCATCCTGGTGCCGAGCGAACTCGAGACGGCAACGGAGCAGCTTTTCGCTGCGATCGTCGCCGCGCAGACGTCGGCCGTGGTGCCGGAATCGATCCGTTCGCTCAAGCCGCTCGCCGAGCCGCGACTGTCCGATGTCAGCGCGACCGCCTGGTATCTCGCGGCCGATCCGAACACCGGCAACGTCGACACCATCGAGTTCGCGTATCTCGAGGGTCAGGAGGGCGCCTACATCGAGACCCGCATGGGCTTCGACGTCGATGGCATGGAAGTGAAGTGCCGTCTCGACTTCGGCGCCAAGGCGATCGACTGGAAGGGCCTCGCGAAGAATCCGGGCGCGTAATCTCCCGATCAACTGAGCTGAAGCGAAAGGGCCGCGCGAGCGGCCCTTCGCTTTTGGAACTCACCGCTGCCTTCGTGCAGATGACATTCCCCAAGAGGAACTTCTCCAATGAACAACTACGTGCAAACGGGCGACACGCTCTCGTTTCTTGCTCCCTATGACGTGGCGTCCGGCGCTGGCTTCCTGGTCGGCGGGATCTTCGCGGTTGCGGCTGGGGCCGCACTGTCGGGTGCCCCCGTCGAAGGGTCGCGCGTCGGCGTCTATGATCTTGCCAAGGTTTCGGCGCAGGCTTGGGTGGTAGGCGATCCGATCTACTGGAACGACAGCACGAAGCTGCTCACCAACGTGCCGGGCGACCTGCCGCGCGTCGGCTTTGCGACCGAGATCGCGGCCAACCCGACGGCGGTTGGCCGGTTGCTGATCGTACCCACGAACCTGGTCGGTGCGGTCGTGCCGAGCGCGGCGATCGCGGACCTCGTGGCAATCACGGGCGGCGAGTCGCCGACCGAGGCGGAGCACAACGCGATGCTCGCGAAGGTCAACCTGATCCTCGCCGCGCTGCGCGCCAAGCAGATCATCGCCGACTAAACCCGGCGCCACACAATGCTCGGCCTCCTCGCGGTCAATGCGGCGTTCATGGCGCGCGGGGAGGCCGGTACCTACACGCCCGATGGCGGGGTGCCAGGCGGCTCGATCCTGATCGTTGTTGATCGGACGGCGGAAACGCTCCAGCCGGATGACTATGGCGGCACGCGCGCCGGCCAGGTGTCGATCGACGTGCGCAAGTCGGAATGCGCTGCGCCGGCCGCCAAAGGCGTGTTCACGCTCACCGGAAGCGGCGAGGCGTTTCGCGTGCACAGCAAGCCCAAGGCCGCGGACGCCCAGGGCTACGTCTGGACCATGATGGCGGTCCCCACATGATTTCCGGCAAGGTCGATCCGATCCGCCGCGATCTCGATGTCATGTTCGCGGCCGCGCTCGGGCCCGCGGCGCGTTCCAAAATGCTCGCCGACACGGCCGCTCGCGTCTTCGCCGAAACCGACGCCGCGATCGAGGGGAAGCTCGACACCGGCGTGCCGCACCACACCTTTGTCGACGGGGCCGCGACCGACCAGCTCGCGCGCGTAAAGCCCGACGGCGTGATCGTCCGCACCTACGAGATTCTGCCGTTCCTCATCACCGCGGTCGGGCGGGACCTGTGGAAGAACTCGCCGGTGCTGAGCGGCGCTTACCAAGAACATCACATCCTGCTCGCCGACGGCAACGAGATCGCCCGGGTAGACGGCGACGGCTGGACCGCTCCGGTGCTGCCGGAGAAGGCGCGCGAGTTCGCCTTCGTGAATTCCATGCAGTACGCCCGGCTGATCGAGCCGGACGACCGCACCGGCCGCAAGGGCGAATCGAAAGCGCACCGCGACGGCGTCTATCACGTGGTCGCCGCGACCCGTCGCCGCGAATTTTTGGCGGTCGCCAACGTGTCGTTCGCCTGGCGCGAGCTCGCCGGCGCAGAAGAAACCAAGCCGGAGAAGCGCTCGCACCCCGGCCGCGCTCTGCGCAATCCCGCGATCATCATCGTGCCCAAGTAAACATGGCCATCAACGACCCCGTCATCGCCGCCTTTATGGCGCGCTACGACACCTGGGCGAATAAGGATGCTTGTCCGCTGTCGCGGCTGAACGAGGACAATTCCTCGCCGCTCCCGGCATTCACCGAGCTCGAGCTCCCGATCCGTAACGAGGATATCCCGGCGGTCGGCGTCTATCGGGACAATGGTGTGTTCCGCCCCGTGATCCACGTGCTGTCGCTCGACGGCGTCGACGAGGCGACCGGCTGGGTCGAGGAGCTGCGCAATCTCTATCGCGGCGCGACGTTCGGCGGCCTGAGATGTTCGTGGGCGACGGGCGCGACCTTCGACCGCAACAACCGGCGCGGCGCCTTCTACGTGCTGCCGTTCCTCATTCACTACGACTTCGACCGCCTGACATAGCGCAAGCCGCGCGCGACCCGCCGAGCCGCCCCTCCGGGCGGCTTTTTCATTTTCCGAGGAGCCTTGGCAATGTCGACCATCCTGAATTCCACCAATCGCAGCGCGTCCGGCTGGGTCCGTAACGCGGTGATCGGCACGATGCCGGCATCGCCGGCGTTCCAGAATCAGCGCCTCACCAACATGGGGCTGAAGATCACTCCGAAGAGCGACCGCTCCAAGG